CGAAAGCACACCATTCACAAAGAGTACCCGAGAACCTAACTCGGTAATAAATAATAAGAGGCAGTGCATAGGGTGTTACCCGCCTGCTAGTGTCATTGTATGGGCGATAGGGAAAAATGCAAGGACGAACCGGAGAACAACACACCGGCGGGTGGAGCCACTACATGTGGACCCACTCCTCAGGTAAGGTGTCAATCTCCCCCCCCAGAGAGTGGGAAGAAGGCTGGACCAGGGATACAATCACCTGGGTCCCGGATGGTATGGGTACCACTCCGTCAGATGGAAGCCTTAAGCGACCGGTTAGGGGCAGACAGTGCCCCGCCAGGGAACGGCGGGCTGCCAAACCAGCAGCCCCCCCCGCCTTCACGTGGTGGTAGTACGCCGCCTGACAATCGTAAATGTCACAAATGTGGAAAAGTTGGACACTTGAAAAATCGGTGTCCAGCACAAGGTGGAAGGAATCCGCGGGGAGCTTGGACTGCGAAAGCGGTCGGGAACTCCATTAGCGAGGAGGACGCGAGAGTCCGAGGGGCCTTAGATGCAGCTAAAGAGATCATAGCTGAGGTTCCTGAGCTAAGGAAAGAGATTGAATCGTTGACAAATCAGCTCGAAAACAAGGAGGAGAGGGACAAACGGCGTGCCGCGGAACTCGAAGCGGAGGAAATCCAATTGCTCAAGGATCGAGTGAGCGTTGGTGGGTTCCATGTGAAGTGGAGGGAATCAAACGGAGATTCCCCGTTCACATTAGGTAGGCTTGCGATAGCTGGTGCCGCTGCTTTCATTGGCGGCGCTTCCTATTGCTACATCGCGGAGGTGGCAAGCGTTACGACGCGCATCATCCACCTGCCAGCCATGTTGCTGCTGACTCCCCTAATCAGCAGTCACATTACCGGAATGTCACTCGGAAAATCCATATTCCAAGGCTGTATTCATGCAATAACAGCAGTTGGAATTTTGGTCGGGGCGGATTACTACTACAGTGGTTTCCACGGGTTGAGAACCTGTTGGGCAGGCGGAGTATTTACTGATCGCCGCAAGAAACCAATTGTGAGGGAAATCAGCTTCTTGAAGTGGGGCCCGAAATGTCCGAGGGATCGGAGGCCTGATTATGCGACTGCGGTTGCTAAGGAACACGATCCCCTTCTGGCAGTCGTCAGGTATAAAACGACCTGCGGCTGGAAGATAAAGACAAAGGAGCGTATGGTCTCTATGGAGATCTTAACCCAGATTGCGAATCACGCGAACATGACTCACATGGTGTCGGACGAGATTAGCGCAGTCAAACTGGATATGGCGGCAGGGAAAATCGCAACTGTCAATTTCCCCCGGTATTCAGCACACCTTACAGCTGAGAATATAATCTCAGAGACCGCTAGGCTAGCTCATGCCGTGCGGATGGCTCAGCTGTATCGCCTGGAAAGGGATGATCTGCCTTTTTACAGGCCCAGCAGTCAGTGAGACGGATATATTGCTACGGCTATAGATATGGCGAAGTGCCCCTACCTAAATTGGGCACCGTCAAAGAAGATGCGTCCTGGGAGATCAAACCCGGGCAGGATCTTGCCTATAGGCCGCCAGCACTGGTGGACATGGGTCCCCATGTGTTGGGAGTAGCAGTACCGACCCCGGATAAGACCGATCGGGATACAATGATTGCTGGGAGCAGAAAGAGGATAGCGGCTAATCCTCCCACACCTGAAACTAAGCTTCTCCAAGAACTTATGGAATTCGTTGACAGGTGGTGTGTAAAGAACCTCGCCCCGTTACGTCCTGATTCAGACGTGTCGGTGGAAAATTGGATTGAGGGAACGAAGTACCCAGAATGGCGTAAGAAACAACTACTGAATAAGTGGAAGAACGTCAGGTCCATCTGGGATAAAAAGAAATACCTGCGATGCAAG